TGTTGAGAATTCCCAGCTAAGCTCGTTAGCGCTTGGGCTCTCGTTTACAGTGTTATGATCCTTTGAGCTTGGTGATGCTAAGCATCCGTATACAATGATGATCTTGTATCCGTGAGAATCTCCTTCGGTGTCATTACCAATGATAGACTTGTATGCCAAACCAAATGGCTTTCTATCCTGCTGACGAATGTTGATTCCCTTTGCTAATTCTACAACGCCATCACACTCATCGAACTCTGCTGGTGACATATAAGCCTTGATAGTGCCATCATATGTCTCTGGAGAGATCAAGTCTAAGTACTTTGCATTGTTTGCGTACAATGCGGTCTTCTGAGCACCAGACGGAGCTTCTGAAACACCAGTAACACCAGACCAAGCTACGCCTTTCTGATATGCTCCGTTGCGATAAACGTAAAGCGCTACAGAACTAATACCAGTTTCATATTCTTTTTTTCCAATTTCGTCCCATGCTAATTTCATTACTATTTCGTCCTTTCTTGAATTGTGTATACATAATGGTATAGGTTATCAGAAATATAACATCTGTCGAATGAACAGTATGGTATTTCTTCTAATCTTTCAGGTACGTCAGTGATTTGATTTTTGGTCATGAATGTGACAGTATAAGACAGATTTTTAATATAAGATCTATTATTAGCTTTTATGATAGAGACATCATTCAAGTAATACCGAATACATGGATACTGCATCTTATTACTTGGCGGGGGTTGAAAATATACATTATTAGAGCCGAGTGCATCGACTAGCATATAATGTATTTTTAAGCGGTCGTCTTCTCTACTCATTTGTATATGCCTCCGAGGGTGATAATGAGTCTTGGCCTATTAGAGGCATCAACCGAAGAAATATACCATTTTGAACCTTTTACGGTTATGTATAGCATATTCTCAATATTGTCCAATGCATACTGATCGCCTATCATACTGATCTCATTATTTAATCTTATACTATTATTAATGTCTGACGTTGACTCGAGGTGATAAGACTTTCGCCTCAAATCACCTCTGTATGGTTTCTCTGCAACGTCATCTTCATTTGACCAAATGCCTGGAGCATGCTCTGTCACATCCTGATAACCTATCACACCACTCCATTTAGGCATCTAATCACCTCCTGTTTTAGCCTTCGCCATTTCCTGAGGTAGCGACATTCAAGCTAATTGCTGAGAATGGCTTTCTCATTGCACCTGAGCAACGAGTCTCGATCAAGTACTTGTACTGGTTGTAGTCGATGTCGAAGTCATCAAACATGTTGATTGAACCACCCTTATCAGCGCCTACACCGTAGTCTGCAAGGTCAAGGATTACACCATACTTTCCTGATGGAACGATTGCTGAAGGAACCTTAACAAGTCTGTTAACGCCCATTGCAAGTGCAATTTCCTTTGTATCCTTGTATAATCTGTGGCCGAAACCATCCTTAAGAAGCAGCATCTGCATTACCTGACGGTTGTCGATAAATGCGATAAGGTTACCGCTTCCTTCGTAGTTCTCCTGACCAAGTACTGCCGAATCGATGATTGCTTCTGCTACAGTTCCACCTTCAGGAACAGTAACTTCCTGCTGGATTGTGAACAGTTCACCATCTGCAACTGCTGGGATAATGCATGCTGGATCGATGCGGTCTTCATCAGCCACACCTCTCTGATCACCAAATAAGATCTGGCGAGCGATTTCCTCATCAAGCATTACTCTCATTTCACCCTTGATCCATGATACTACATTGAAATCTGTGATATCGATGGTGTCATCGCGATCTAATTTCTGCTTTTTGTAGATTGTAGTAGGTCCTACAGTTCTACGAAGCAATCCGATAACTTCTTCCTTCTTCATGCGGCCCTTCTGAGCATAACCCTTTGCACGAGCATCGTCTTCTCTAAGATCTGCAAACATCATCTTGATCTTTGCGAATGGTGTATGATGTACTCCACCAAGAACAATAGCGACCCACTCATCTGGGGTTCTCTTTACAAATCCCGGACCTCCTGAAGTCTCAAGCTTATCTTCCGGATATAACCAGTCAATCTGGGTAATACCATACTCATCAGCGTGAGCCAAGAAGCTCTTCTTTAAAGATCCTAAGCTTGGTGCATCAGCGAGGATCTCTTCCATAGCTGAATGCATAAGTACATCATTGTTGTTTTCAGCTGCCTGTCCCTCGAAAAGGTTGTGTTTCACGTCGTCTTCCTCCTTGTTATCTGTTGATAATTCATCTCTAATATCTTTTTCAACCTGCTCAATAACTGCAAGAACTGCTGCACTCTGATCCTCGTTAAGGGTGTTGAGTACATCGCCTACAGTCTTTTCCTTATCAGCCATCTCTTTGCTCTCCTTTTGACTATCATTTTGAACCTTCTTTGTTTCTTCAGCTTTTGACTCTTCAGAGTCTTCTGAATCATCGGCATGTGCTACCACGTTCTGATCATCGTTAAATGTGATAATTGCGTCGTAATAGCAATCATCGTTGGAATCTGAATGCATCATGACGTCTTCAATGTATGCTCCAGGATTTGCTCCGGCCATAACTAGAGATACTTCTCTAATCATACCATGCATAACTTCATTGCCTTTTTGCTTAAGCTTGTTAGCAAAGATAGACAGCGCTCTGATGTCTCCATTTTTAATACATTCTCTAGAATCTTCTCCAGATTCGGAATGATTTAAAAATCCATAACCGTACATTCCTGTCGGTCGACTTTCAAGAACTACATGTCCGACAATGTTACTTGGAGAGTCGTGATGATGATCCCATACTAACGGAACTGTATCTCCGTCATTATGCGCGAATGCGTTTTTCGAAATGACACGTCCATCGGAGCATAATGTGTCATATTTCGTGACCCATCCGCAAAAATCATACTTCTTCATTTGCGTCGTTTCCTCCTTTGTTTTCTGTTGAGTCTTCATCCACAGTTGCGAAATGTTGATTCTCTCCTGGATTTAGATTCTTGTTACGGAGCTGATCAGCTAGTTTGTCTTGAACAGGTGCCATACCAATGATTTGTCTAAATTCATTTGTGGACATGACTTCATTTCTTGTAAATTTATCTACAGTTTCTGCAAGTTCTCCAACAGGTACAAGCTTAAATGGATCCTTGAAGAATATTATAGATTTACCTTGTGTTCTTGCTGTTTTCGTCAAGAACTTTCTTTTCATTTCATCAACTATCGCTGAAAGTATTACTTCAATTACTCTGTTTTGATAGTTGATCATTGTTTTCTCATCTGCGGTACCATCGAGAATTGTTTCTGTTATACCTATCTGACTGTGCAAACTTTTAGTTAAATACTCGACTTGTTGCATCATTGTGGTGCTTACAGGTCTATTTAACTGTATGATGTGTTCACTTCCATCGATATAGGCAATTCCTGTAGAAGACGAATTCAATTGACGCTCAATTTCTTGACGTCTCGAATCTGCTCTTCCTTTCTGGATATCGTTTCTTGCACTATATGGTACCTGCACAATAAGATCTAGATTATTACCATTACTTCGTTCGTCGATAGTGTCGATAAGGTTAAGCTTACGAATAAGTCTTTGTGCAGTACTATTCGGCTCATTCATTATCGAGTAGAACGGATTTTCAATAATTGCTACATAATCTTTTGCTAACCAGATATCTTCCTTATTACCGGTGTCTTCATTGTAGACCCTAACTTTTACCTTTGATGGTGCCCACTCTAATATCTTTCCAGTTCGCAATGCCTGGATGTCATATGAACCGGTTCTTGGGTTCGTGGTCGTATGAGTTGGAACAATTGCTACACAACCCTCATCAAACATCGACATTATTACGTCTTGGAAAAATAATCGTGGCGTTTGGTCTTTATTAGGTTCCATCGTTAAACAATAATTCAAGTCGCTGGAAACGTCTGAGGTAAATCGTTTGTTTTTATCCAGCTGTACATGTCTTATTTCAATGGCTGAAGCATCTAGGGCAATTCTTGTATAGATATTGTTGATGATGCTTCTATCATACCCACGAGATAATCTGATTCGATCTGGTCTATAGTTTGTTACGGTTCCAAATGGATCCATACGTTCAATTGTGGGGTCTTTATTTAAAAATACACTCCATGCGTTTCGAATACGCTCTGCAAAATTACCCATTTATTTCTCCTATTTTGAACTATTCTTCAAACTGTTCTATGTTTGCTTTGTATGCAACCCATGCATCCATAAGAGCAGCTACGTTATCGATCTTTGCAGATCTTCTCTTTTTACACAATTTTCTATTTCCATTAGTGTCTTCTATCGTCACACAATTACCCATAGCGAAAGACATTATTTCTTCGTCGAACAGTAAATCTCGCTCTTCTGAAATAGCTTTCAATTCGCCGAGTGGTACAGATTCTGTTAACGAACCCTGTCTTACTTTTTCAACACCAAAAGGACCCCAATCTCTTTTCCACATTTCAACGAATTCTTCAGCATATGCCGGATCGTATCCAAAGCACATGACGTTGTAGTTATGGTCATTAATCCATTTATCAACGTCGTCATACACGTCTTTTGGTAACAGGATGCTTCCAGGCATAACTATCAACGTACCTTCTTTTATAAACTCGTCATATTTCTGTTGCATCGCCGGATGTAACTTTCGATACTTGAGTTCTGTGATGTAACTTCTTGTTTTTACGCCATATTGCCCTTTTTGTAGCGGGAATAGTAGTGTAAATGCACAGAAATCATCGCCTTGTGAAAGGTCTCCTCCCAAAGCACATGGCATACCATCAAATGATCTATGCCTGTGTATCTTTGTTTCCTCATATGGGAAGAAATATGTGTATCCTTCCATTGGTATGTTAAATCTCTTTGCAAGAATGTCATTTCTTGCTGCTGGAGATTTTTCAGCTCTTTCTACATCGAGCATGTATGTGTCATAAGACACGGTTTTACCAATATTAGGACAAGCTTTAATCCATTTATTAGGATCAGACACTTCTGAAATATCATCTAAACGATAGTACCAAATAGATGTTCTAACACCGTATCCAGCGCCATTCTCGTCGCCATCACGTAGAATATCTATTAGTTCCATCTTTATACTATCGCCAGGGCCATTTCGAACAGTGCCTTCGGATGAGGCAGATACTATTACGTAATCTCCATTCTTTTGCGCACCTTGTTCTATAGCGGCTATTGGATCTTCTCTCAAATCTCCAGATAACCACTCATCTACTGTCGCTACTTTATCTAATCGACCCTGTATCTTGTTTATAGATAGAGGAACGATCTCTAAAATAGAACCGGTAACAAAGTTCTGGATTCCCTTTTTAGTAGACGCTAGTTTAACCCTGTTTGTTAAAGAACCAGTAGTATTTTGAAGTGATCCTGATGTTAGGAATTGGAAGTATGGACCTCTTGCTCTCATGATAGATGTGCGGATCGGCATTAATACCTGTTCTGCTTGTTTCATGGTTGGAGCAGTGGTCATTTGTTGTGTTGTCTTTGGGTAAACATTGAGGAAATAGTTTTGTAAGAATGAGAGGTACATGGTTTTAGCGTTACCTCTCGGAACTATTAGGAATTGTTTTGTTATGAGGCGCTTTTTTATAACTAACTTTTCTTTTCTGACTCTTCCATGTTCGTCAGTTACTGGTACATATCGTTCTTCGAAATAAAACCATGATAATAAATCTTCAGACCATAGTTTAAATGTATCTAAAAGTTTGACATCTGACCCATCTGTTAGAGTTAATTCGTTTTCGCAGAATGCGATAAAACCATCTATAGCTTTATCATCATAGTATATGCCCGGGTTAGCTATTCGTTTGTCTATACGAGCCATATTCATAGCTACGTATTCGTTAACTTCTATTTCACCTCGTAGTACAGATTCTCGAAACTTACCATAGTAAATAGGGACTGCTGTATTAGATAACATAAAACATCACATCCTTACTTTTTCTTTCTAGGTTCCTTCCAAGTTTCTTTAATCTGTTCTACTACATCGCCATCCTTATTGGTAGTCTTTGTTTTTGTGAAGTTTGAGTATTCTTTTCTCGAATCGTTCATAGCTTCACGAGCGTTTCGATTGTTCTTGACAGCCTCATAGAAATCTTTCTCTGTATTCAGCATTTCCGTCTTTTCTTTGAGAATGTCTTTTGCAGATTTTGGCTTATTTTTATCCAAATAACCTTTCAGAGTGCTCATTCCAGCCTTCAAGATTTTATCGCTATTTGCAGAAAGCGCTTTTACTAATGGATTTGGTTTCTTAGCCGTTAGCTGATCATATGTTTGTTTGTTTCTGATCATGTCATTCACTGCGCTTTGATACGCACTTTCAGCCTTCAATCGTTTTGTAGCTGCTTCAAGTTCTTCATCTGACATATTATCTACATTAATTCTATAGGTGTCTTTTTTAGAACTTTTAGCATCCTTTTTAGCTTGTTTGCTTAGGATCTTGTTGGCTTTTAATTCTGCTCGCTTAACTTTTACCCAAGTTTTTAATGACTTTTTTCCATCACTATTTAAAGGATAAGGAGGTCCATTACGTTTTCCCCATTGCTGGCCTTCGACGCCATGATGGATCAAATATAAGTCTTGCATCTCGGCCTCCTTTCTATTTTTTGTTCTTAGCGTTAGATTTTTGACTTGGTATTTTTATTGGCCTGTCAAAAACTAATGAACTTTTTGCACTAAGTTCTTCCACGGTTTTCGCATCGACAACTTTACGGGAATTCTTGTTTTTATCACTTTTAATTTCTGATATTGTCTTGTCTTTAACAGCATTATAGGCAATTTTATACCTATCAATTTTCATATCATAGTATTTATTGCCTAGTCTTCTTTCAATTTCGATAATTCCAACATTAGCGACTGCCCCAATAGCGCTTCCTACGATTACACTTACTGGGGCTCCAGCTGCGGCAACTAAACCCGTAACAGCTGCACCTGCGATACCAGCTGGAATCTTGACGTCGAGACCCGTAGTAGCATTAATTCTATCTCTTTTAAATGAAAATTCTCTTGTTTTTCGATCAACGAAGCCTTTCTTATCTTTGTAAAGGAGAACTTTTGCTTTTGCTCTATTTATGGCGTTCTGTTTATGTTTTTCGATTAGCTTCTTACCAGTGCTAATAGCGCTATCTAATGGATAAGGTGGACCATTCTTTTTGCCCCATTGCTGACCTTGAACTCCGTGATGAACCAAATATAAATCTTGCATAGTTTATTTCCTTTCTATTGATTTAATACTGTAAGCAGTGAAATGCGGTATTCTAAATCAGTAAGAACTTTATCTGATGTTGACGCTAATATACCGGAGGTAGACGCATCGAATAAATTGTGGCGCACTTTCAATGAAATATAACTCTTTACAAGTTCTTTATCCATATACTCAGGCCATGATAATTCATCCCATGTTTCAGTACCTGTAATAGATGTCGATTCCGAAATACCTCCTAATTGATACGCTAATGATAACGCTAAATTAATATCTTGTATTAACTCGTCGTCAAATAGTGTCGATTCTGGTTCTATACTGCATTGAATCTTTACATGCTCAAGTATGTTTTCAGACATGGTTTACCTCCTCGTTTCTGAAATATATCATTGTGGTGTCAATCTCTTACGAGGACCGAGACTATTATTAATTTGTTGCGATCTCCGGTAATCATCATCTATTTTTATTCTTTGAGCAGATCTACTATAAGCGCCAAGATTCGGATTATATGCATTTCTTTTCTTTTTAATCTCAAGAGACTTTTCTCTATCAAATATAATAAGAGGTTCTATACCTTCTCTATTAGCGTGAGTGCTATCAATAGGCATTGTACCAGCACCTGCTTCATCAACCATAGCATTAAAGCCTTTCGACTGTAGGTATGTGATCATGGATGACTTGATCTTTGGGTTCTTCGTAAGAGTTGACATGCCGACTTCGATATCTGACATTTTTTTATTTTTCCAATCGTTTAAGATTCGATCGTATGATTTTTTTGCCGAATCGTAGGCTCGTGCATCCGAAATATGAGCTTCATCCATTTTAGCTATCGTTTTTCCAGTTTTAGGATTACTATATTCCATAACAGTGCCCGTACGTTTCCATTTGATTTCATCGCTTGGTTTAGCTTTCTTAATAAATTTATCAAGATCATTGTTAGCCTTCACAAGAGCGTCGTATTTTTTCTTAGCGCTTGCAATATCTCCATTACGCACACGATCGCCTATAACAAAGTCAACAAGTGCCTTATTCACGGTTTTTATTCCATTTTTCTTTAAAGCGTTATCAAAAGCTTCGCTCATGTCATCTCGTCCTGGGATGATCAGATCTTCCTTAAGTTTCATGGTAACTTCAGTAGCCTTTTTATTATCGCGAACTGCGTTACCAGCTACCCACGCACCATAAAACTGTCTATCTGCTGGTTGGTAAGTAACATACGTAGAGCCCTTTTCCACTTCATTTTCGTTAGTGGTCATGCGGTACATCTTGGTTCCTTTTTTTATCTTATGTTTTTCATAAGCTTGTCTGTCTGCAACTTTATATTTCATGCCTGCTAGAAGTCCAGTTGCAGGTTTTGATACTTTCAGTTTGTTTCCATCACTTATACTACTATCTAATGGATAAGGTGGACCATTCTTTTTGCCCCATTGCTGACCTTGAACTCCGTGATGAACCAAATA